TAATAGCACTTTGCACATAATTTTCTTCCCCAATGGCTTAAACTTTGTGCATTTTGCTAATTGACACAAAATATAGTACCCACACCCCATAAGATAGGGGAGTGGGTACAGAATGTGGTTATACTTTAGTAGTGCTGATTTTTTCCAGGTCTGCTTCCTCGTTGCTCAACTCGGTACCGGACACACGATTCAACCCGATGATATTACCGGAGCACGTGCTTTCAAATCTGAATGCTGCCGTGTAGTATTTGTCCGATGTAGTAGGGATTATATTATTACAGACAACGCGGTTTCCATTTGAAGCTCCAAGGAACTTAAAGGCATAGTCATTGACCCACATAGACCGACGGTTGACAGTGTTAAATCCGATCTGACAAGTGGATCCTCCACTACATACAATCGGATGGTCGATGGACTGGAAAAGGTTGCCGGTGATAATAACACCCTGACTGTTGGTTACCGCGATACCAAGACTTTCCTGGTCGCCGATGAACTGGCAGTTGGTGACCGTACCTGCGCTGTTGATAAATTCAACACATCTGTCGTGTGCATTGAAGTAGCAGCTATCAATAGTAACCTGTGCCCGGCCCAGGTTAGTACAGTAGATGCATCTGGTACACTGGTCGGCCACGTAGTTCCGAATGAAAATATTCCAGGCCGTAACATTACTGCCGGAGCTGTTGATCTGGATACCATAGCTGGGACTTGCGCACTCGCAGTCATCAATAAAAATGTCCCGGATGTCATTGCTGTTGTAAATAATGAACTGGGAACTATCGCCGGTTAGGCCGCTCATACTGCTAATGCAGTTATAGAATCGGATGGACGCATTGCCGGAAATGCCAGACGCACCACCAGACGTTTCATCCAGCACGAAAGAGCAATAACTTTCGGAACTGGTATAGAAGCAGTCGTGTACAATGTTGGATACCTGTACATTGACGGTGTTTTTGTAGTATCCAACACGACGGCCACCGATGCAATGGAAACTGTCGAAAAAGATTCGCCCGCACTTCACAACCTCGGTGAATTGTCCCACGCTTTCGATGGTTGCGCACAAGGTGGCATTGACCAGGTAGGACCGTTCCGGCGCTCCATCCGATGCCGAAATACAGGCAGCCGACGTATCGAAAGAAATGACACCACCGCAAAAGTCATATCGTACATGACTTTCCATGTAGATTTTTTTGGTCACATGGTACGGCGTAGTAGCGGTGACTTTTCCCGACGGGGTGCCCCACGAACCTTTAGACGGGAACAAAATCGTTCCCGAAAAGCTATTCAGGGCACCACCCCGGAACACATCGGACAGGTCGGTATCAATAAACCAGTCCCCGATAATCTGCCCGGCAGTGATATTGTATTTACCGCCAGACGCGCGCTTGAAATGCAGCTTGCAGGATGCAAGCGGTGCCTCCATGGTTACAGTCACGCCGGATGCTAGCAGAATAGCACCGTCCGCCATGAGCGGACAACCTAGGCTGACCGCCTGGGTGATCTTATACGTGCCGTCGGGGAAAAACAAGTCCAGGCCGCTGGCAATGGCCGTCTTAATGGCTGCTGTGTCGTCGGTGGTGCCGTCGCCCTTTGCTCCATATTCTTTCACGTTGGCATAGGTAGCACTTTGCTTTTCAAGGGCTGCAACGGCGCTTTCCAGTTTCTTCACTGCCTGGGTGCGTGCTGCCGTTTCGGCATCCAGGTCATTTTGCAGGTCCTCAATTTTGGAGTTCATCTCCGTGGAAAGCTGGGTGATTTTGGTATGAGCGTCCACATCATACACCGCATAGCTTGTATTGCTCACCTTGATATTTTTCACATTGGGCATGATCGCACCCCCTTAGCTTTTGTGGGTCCCGTTGGTAATCTTGATGGTTTCGGACGCACTTTCATAGGTCACCTCTACCCGGGTCAAGTCCTCGATGTTCTGTGCCAGGTCGAGCGCCTGCTTTGCAGTATTGTTTGCACTATCTGCGGCAGTCTGTGCCGCTTCCGCTGTTTCCTGAGCCGTTGCCGCAGCAGTTTTTGCACCCTGTGCAGTGGTGTTGGCGGTGTCCGCCGTACTTTTGGCACCCTGTGCGGTGGTGTTGGCGGTGTCCGCCGTACTTTTGGCACCCTGTGCGGTGGAAAGTGCGTTGGCCGCCTGGCTCCGGGCCGTAGCGTCCTTTACATTGATGGCTGTACCGGCTACATTGAAAATAGATACATCAGGCATGATAGTTCCTCCTTATCTTCCTACGATTTTGATGGTTTGTGTAGCAGGGTTGTACTTGTGTGTGTCTCCCGCAACAACGATTTTCTGCGTGTCCTCGAAAAATCCAAGAATGAGAGTCTCGGTATCTTCCTCATACTTTGCATGGTCAAGACCCAGAATGTATGAGAATACCTCGTTCATGCTGGTTTCCACGCAGTTGGTGCCCGGCACGTACTCGGTACCGACTTGCATATACTGGATAACCCTGTACAGGTCATTATCCAGCCATACCAGGGTATTGATTCCCCGGTCAGCGCTTGCGGTGGTTTTGAGTTTCTCATCGAACGGCGTGATAGCCGACTTGATGGACCCCCACAGTTCATCGAAATTACCGATTTTGGTCCAATACTCGGTTCTTTCCAGAGACACACCAGAGGGCACCGGCTGCACAGACAGATACGCATTTCCGTTCTTGTCCACAACAACGGTATTCTCTTCGTACTGGCTGGTTATATCCCACAAAAGGGGATTTGCATACTTGATGGTTGCCAGACTGATAAAATTTTCCAGCTTTTCGGAAAACTCGCCCATTTTCTGCAAAATCCAGTCAAGATTCAAATCATGAAAATTGGTATAGGGGTATCCGTGAATTACACCCATGTTTCCACCTCCTTAATATACCAGCAGACAAAATTTCTGCTTTATATCATCCACAATTTTTGCAACGACGTTTTCAGATGCCAGGGCGATTTCTGCGGACACCAGACTTTGCGCCGATTTACCGGCCCTGCCCTTGTGGGTTTCGGTATCGGTGTATTTATTGGTGCCCTCGGTCTTATCGGTGCCGGTGCTGGTGATCGTGTTACCGGTTCCAAGCTGGGTAGTGTTTTTCTCCGCCATTTGGAGCTGTGCGGAATCAAAACCCACAACTTCCCGGGTGGTGGAATCGCTGCCATTATTCTGGCCGGTGGTGGTCAGATTCGGGGACCGGGTGTTGCTATCTTCTCCGGAATGTTCCAACGTCCTAGTTCGATCGTCGGTATCCAGAGGATTATATTCCAGGCCCAGTGCCTTCGCGTACCGGGTCCAGCTAGGCAGCATCACGGCGGAATATGCCGCCAAGGCCCGGGCCATAACTGGCCCGCTGCTGATCATGACTTCCAGTTCCATGGTGCTGATTAGTAAATTTTCAATGACCGTCTCTTTGTTTACTCCATCCGGCACCTGTAACCCATCAAACAAAGACGGGTACCCGATCAAAAGCCCGTCAAAGCTGAGTGCCGCGTGCATCGTTTACCACCTCCTGCGTACCGGTATCGGGCGGGAATCGCCAGTCTACCCACAAAGTGGACTTGTCCAGACCGAACAACTTGTGTACCCTCTCACAACCCCGCTGCAAGCTGTCCAGCCACAAAGACGCCTTTGCAGCGGTTTCAACGTTGTTGGAATTGACTTCATCGGTCAACATCCGCTCTTTCTTGCTGGTGTTGGTGTTAGGGATTCCTACTTCGGTATCAAACAGCGCTTTGATGGTCTTTAGAGCCTCCAACAACTCGTTGGTGATAAAATTGCCCTTTAAATCCGTGGCAAAGTACATCCACGGGGCTTGCCCGGAAGCACCGTTTTTGTACGTTTTGAGCAAGGCGGAATCGACAAACACAGCGGGGTTTCCCTGCATGATCAGGTCAAACATCTTTTTAAAAGATTCCGCCCCGGCCTTGTTGCTGGCTGCGAACACATAGGCCAGACGGCTGTTGATCAAATTGCTTTGGATGGTCTGGGCCGCAAGGGCCATCATATCCCCATAGTAGGCCACGATATCAACCATGCCCCGATAGTCCGGCTGCAAATGGATAATTTCACACTGCTTGCCGATCTGCAAATACTTTGTGCCCTTGATAAATGGGTTTGCAATCACCGTGTGCGTCGGGTTGTAAAACACGTTCAGGCCGGTCAAGCCCATATGATCATATACAAGGCCGTATCGATCAGTGTTGAATACAGATACACCGCCCTCACCGAAAACCAGGTATTCCATACGGTTCTGCGGCCAGGTATCGGGAAGTGCCCATTTTACCATAGACACCGCTTCCAAGAAAAGATACTTCCGGAAATAGTACGATAGGGCGTTACCCTTTGTGTGTACTACCGACGGTGTTACCGGGGACGTGTAGGCGTTGACCTGCTCATAGCTATAAGGGGCTGCATTCACAGTAAACGCCCCCTTTTCGCCATTTTGAACATGAGCCATACGGGGATTTTACCTTTCGGCCAGGGGTCAGGATCCGGGTCCGGGTCAGGACCGGGGCCGGGATCCACACTTGCATCCCATTCCACATCATAGACGCCCCGTGCGTTCGGGACACCGATAATGCCGGACGGGTCAAGCAGTGCACCACCTGCGGTAGCGTATTCCCAGTGCGTGTGAATGCCGGTTGCATTGCCGGTCTCACCCTGGGTGCCAATAAAGTCGCCTTTAGTGATAGTATCGCCAACGTGCCAGAGCTGGCTTGCAAAATGAGCCGCGCGCCAGGTGCGGCCGTCTGCCATCTGCACCTTGATCATGTTTCCCCAAGACTGGTCCCCGGTGATGGTATGGCCGTCCCATACCTGGGCCACTACTACGGTACCAGAGGCAGGGGCGAATGCCTTGTGGTCACCGTGCACCGTATCAATGCCCCGGTGGGCCGTGCCATTGGGGTAAGCCGGGTAACCGGCAGTCACGGTTATGGTAGGCATATCGGTAATACTCTGCTTATATGCCATTATATGCACCTCCTTTACTCATAGAAAAAACCATTTTTGAGATAGCTTTTCACGCTGTCGATCTCTGCTGCCGTAGCGGGCAAAGATATATCAGGGTCATCCACCATGATATACCCGGGGATACTGGATAGCTGCACCCGTCGGCATAGGGGCCGCCCGTGGTCCTCGTTGTTATCGTTGACCAGGTCATAAAACCGCCCGGTGATGTATGGCGTGATGCCGTACTTTGCGACGCTGGAAACACCGCCTTTGGATTGACTTTGCACTGTCGTCTGCTGTGCTCCCGACGCAATCCCGTTGATAACATCTCCACCGCTGAAAAATGCGGAAATTCCACCGGCTACCGCTCCAATAGCAGATTGAATCAAACCGCTTACAGATGCCACCTCGTCCACGTTTGTAGCTATCTGTGCAAGCTGCACAGATACCGCGATGGAGCCCGACGTGCTGTATACGATGGTGGAAAAATCATTGGAGAAAGACAAATCCAGAACTGCATCTCCGGTATAAAAATCGACGGTCAGTCGGCAATACAATGTAGATTGCTGCACAAAAAGATTTGCATTGAGCTTGATCTCTCCAAACGGCGGGCAATACAAAGTGTAGTCAGAATACGGGGCTCCATCTACATACACACCCCGGGAAACGTTTTCCGGGTGGTGCGGTGTGGAAATGGAAAATGTATAGCTTGCTTTATCATTCCCCGCTTGCACTACGTAGGCATTACCCACACCCGGTAGTTTCCACCAGCCAACGGGAATTTCTGTAATAGGCTGCCCGATAGCTGCATTGCCAAGCGGCAGCCAAAACGCTTTTGTGATGTACTGGATGGGGTTAAACAGAGCCTTTGTCAGATTGCTACTGATTTCCTCGGCGTCAATATCCAAGTAGTCAGTATCACTTAACAGCGCATCAATCAACGCGCCAAAAGTGGTTCCGCTCATGGCCAGAAACACGGCCCCACCAAAAGACACATACCCGGGGGCATTCACTGCAACTACAAAGAACCCCCTGGAGGGGTGCTCCAGGTTGTCCGTAAAGGGGGTGTCATTGGCATAGATGGTTTTCGTCGTGACATGCGCTGTAGTGGGATACAGAGTATCGCACACCGTGGGGTCATACTGTGCCGACGATCTGAGCACATACTCGGTAGCGCTGCCGATCTGGTCCCGGTAGCTTGCCAGAGCATCCACCACCAGCGATCCCGTCCACAATCCATCGGCGAACGTCCAGTTTTTCACCCAGTAGTAACGCCCCCATGTGGGGATGTAACAGTAATTGTACCCGGTCGGGTTTGCATTTGTTGCAATCTTGATTTCCGGGTTGATGATATTGCAGGGGGACTTTACTTCGATATTGTACGCGGTTCCGCTGGTGGGGCGTTTGGTGCTGTTGGTGCGTTTTGGGAAAACGTAAAATGTTGCTTGCACGTGGGGCACCTCCTTATAAAATATCGGCGGGCAGATGCCCGCCGATGATCAGGCCTTCGCCGGGTCAGCTTCTTTGGTGGTGGAAGATTTCAGCAGACTTGCGCGCTTCATCTCGTCGGGTGCGGTAACGTCACCGGAAGTCATGAGGAAAAGAACGGCATTTTCGGTAAAGTCGTCGTACCAGGACCAGCCGTAGTGATACCAGAAATTGGTGTACAAGCCGCGGGCGTTCATAGGCGTGGGGACAATACGGGAAAGACGCGGGGTATAGCCAATAGCGTCAAAGTCCACCAGGCAGCCAAACACGTTGGAAAGCTGCACTGCGGCGTTTTTCTGGGCGACGCCTGCGGCGGTGGTGACCACCGGGGTGGCGCTGATCTGGTCGCGCTGGTCCAGGTTCTGCCAGAACGTAATCAGTTCGGCGTCACGGTATTTCAGCAGGTTGTCATGGAACACCTGCGGAATGACCTTTGCGTCGATCTGGCTCTGGGTGCCGCTGTACAGGTACAGATGCTGCCGATCATACGGGGTATGCCGCATCAGGTCATACTTGGTGCCGCCGATGGTCCAATTCTGGTGCCACTTGATAGACCGCTCCTTGAGCAAACGGGAAATATCGTTGATGCGCCCATACGCGTAAGCCGCAAAGCCGGGGAAGTTTGCTTCCTTGTACACATCCTTTACAGTAAGGCTGGTGCCCTGCTGGGCGTTGTACTCGTCCAGCAGATAAATGACGCTGTCGGGGTTCGTGACGGTCATGCCGGTCAAATGGTTCGCCATCAAGTTGGCGGCCAGGTTGCGCCGGTCCATCTCGATCTGATTCGACAGATGCAGGACGAAAGAAGACCAGAACTGCGCCAGTTCTTCGGGGCCCTTGAATGCCGCTTCCATCTGGGTGTCAGCCTGGGTATAAACCCGGCTGTAGGTGGTCTGGCCGTAATAGTTGGTTTGAAGCACTTTGGGCTTGTGTACTTCGTACATATCGACAGACTGGCCATCCACCAGCGCCCACGCCTTATCGGTCACGGGGTCAGAATCGCAAAAATTGATCTTCCGGCGGTGGTTAGCCCAGTCGTCGCCGGTGACCTGCAAATTGCGCATAGGTGCATCATAGGGCCGGACCGCGAAGATGGTGCTGCCCAGCACCTGGGAAATGGCTTTGGTGTAGTTGTCGGTACCGGTAAGCAAGGTTGCCTGCGCGACACTGGTAAAAGTTGAAGTGTCCACGATAGGGGTGCTGGATTCCTGACCGGTGGCCAGCTTGTTGATTTCGGTCAAAATTGCGGAAATATCCGCAAAATCCATGCCAAGGGGCATTTTATTTCACATCCTTTCCATAGGTGGGGTCGATAATGCGGGCCGTGATGGTATCAGCGGTGGCTGCGGGCTGCTGCTGCACACCCATACCCACCGCGTTGGCCTGCATGGTCTGGGTCATGGCCTGCATGGCCTGGGTGCTGGCCTGCTGTCCCAGCAAAATCTGCTGGAGCATAGCTTCCAGGCCATCATACTGGCCACCCGGCTGTGCGGGCGGGTTGGTCTGCTGCTGATTCTGTACAGTGGCCGGGGCCACCGTGGGCGGAACCTGCTGCGGAATCACGGGATTCTGCACAGCAGGGGCCGGGGTCGGATTCTGTGTGGGTGCTTCCATAGCTTCGATCTCTGCTTTACTGTACCCGGCCCGGGCAAGGGCCACTTTTTCACTGATTTTCAACTTTAACCGCCTCCATTACAACGTATTTTTCAGATGCCAGGCAGGTGACTACCTGGTCTTTATCGCCTTTGGTAACGGGGCCCACCGCGCAGCATTGCCGCGTTTGGGCGTCGTCGGCCCAGTCGCTATAGTAGTCGATCTTCAATCGCGCACACAGGTCAGCCAGCAGAAAAGCGCGCTCGTTGGTGACGGACTGGGCGAAAATGATATAGCAGCCCATTGGTCAGCCCTCCTTTTTCAGGTCATCCAGGGCCAGCCGCATTTCGGTAATTGCCGCCGTGTTCTCCTTGACCACAGTGTTGCATTGGTACCACATGAGCAAAAACGCCGCAATGGGAAAGCCAACATTGGAAATAGCCTGCATCAAACTAGTCAAATCCATTTTTTTTCAGCACCTCCTATAGATACAAGTAAATCCCCGGTTCTTGCGCTGGCTGACGCGTGCCCGCCGCTTCTGGCGGCTGCCGATGGGCACCGGGGATTATCTTTATTATATTCGATTGTGAAAAATTGTCAAGCCCCGCAATATTCGCGGAAGAAAATTTCGTCTGAGTAGCGCTCAAATTCGATCTGCCGTTGCAGGTACGCGGGCCATATGTACCCGTATGCAGCGCGGAACCGCTTTCGCTCAAACTCCCCGGTTCCGTATATCGGCATATTTCCGGACCGGTGCCGGCACACATAGTACAAGGGTTTGCTCTTGTGCTCATAGATGCAGCACCGTCCGATCTGCACCAGCGGGTAATACTCCCGCAAGGGGCGGGACACCACCAGGCTTTTTTCCTCTGCACTGTATTGGTTTTCGATGGCCGATCTGTAAAAGTCGGTGCCGCTCATGGACCTATACAGGGCGGTGCTTGCTTTTTCTTTGGCTATAGGGCTGTCTACCAAGTCGATCAACAAGATACCTTTATCTGCCAGCAGCTTGACGCGCTCTTTTTTGCCGATCATCTTCTCGACAGTGTCGGTGATCTCCCATTGCATATAGTAGGGGTTTGCCATACCAACGGCATTTGACATACAAAGCAGGGTCAAGGGCTTTTTGCCCTGCAATTCCCGGTTACGGTTGACCGTCTCATAGATATTGGCAAGGCCCACGCCCTCACCGCGTCGGTAGTAGTCGGATTCCTCTTTCTGGTACTCATCCAGAATGATAATATTGGTATGCGGACTAGAAAAACCTCTTGTTCGGGCCAGGGTAACAACACTTCCAACAACCCCCGCCATTTTAGCCGGTTTGATGGGGCTGCCGGTGTCGGTGTATGCCCCGGCATTGCCCACTTCATACAGCCCTGCTATTTTGGGCAGTTTGAACGGCGCATAATGCGTTTTCAAATCATCATTCAACGGGGACCAAGGCCACATACTGGGCGATGCGCAAATTAACTCCGCTTGCTGCGGGGTTCGGCGCAGGTATAAAAATTCCTCCCCGGTCTGGTGTACGTGTTTAAGTGCTCCATAGGTTTTGCCGGTACCGCGTCCTCCCCATATAAAAATAATGGGTGCACCAGTGGACAAAATTCCGTCTTTCTCGGAAAAGTTCGGCCATCCCTCGTCTGTGTAAAGTTTAATCATTTTCTGTGCATCCTCCATAAACTCACCATGGCCCATATACATACGCCTAACTGCACTAAAGCTAGTACAGTAACAATAATATCACATATTGCATTGGCTCCAAAATTATATGACGCCATACTAGCATTATAGGCTGCTAAAGCTGCATACATTATACTACCTCCATGATCTTGTAACCGAGTATCCTTGCATACTCGTCCGTGATGCCTAGTGTGTAGGTATTGTCACAAATACACAGGTTTCTTGTAATATGTACTGTATGTCCGTCCACCACAAAGTCCGGTACACTCGGATGGTCATTATAGACCACCTGGTTACCGGCTGCAAAACAGAAAGTAAAGCCAGGCTTGAATGCATCGAAACCACCCCACAAGGCCAGCTCCAAACCACCTTTGCGCTTGCTCACGCCTGCTATGGTGGTCGTGATGGGACCGCCTTTGGTGTAGGTGGTCGCGTACTTTTTGGCACCCCACGTCATAAACTCTGCGTAGCTGTGTTCCTGCTCATACACGCCCATGTAGTGCACAGTACCTTTTCGGTCAGTTGCGCAAGCACCGTTGTCTTTGGCAAGCTGCTTCACGGCCCGATTGAAGTCCGACAAGTCGATAGTACCCAGGTATTTGACACTATCGGTGTCGCAGTACACACCGTTTTTACCGGCTGCCCATTGTGCAATTTTAAGGCGTTTGCGGGTATGGGCTGTTGTCCACACTCCCCATTGGTAAGGTAGAAAAAGGTGTGGGCAATGGTCGTTATAGCTGCCCTCCGGGTCGTCGGTGCATTCGCTCCACAGGTTATCGGGGTCGTTCTCGTCGAAAAGAGTATCCAGTTGTAGCGGGTCCTGTGCGGTCATACCGTAGTAGCTATTCAAATCGCCTTTGGATTTTACATAGTAGAGCTCCTGACCTGGTATGCCTTTGAACGACGTTTTACCGGTGTAGCTGTCTTTTACACAGTCCGTCAAGGGTTTTGGAAGTTTTCCATAATCGGACGTGTAAAGGTCTAGTACGTTGAGGGCATCCCAGTCATATTCTTTTGCGATAATGCGAAAATCTATATCCGTTATCGTGATTTCAAAATGATCTGCCGATAACAAGCGCCCGTTGTCGTTTACGTATCCATCACAGTGCCGGACCTTTGCCAGGGGAATATATGGAAAGCCCCACCACTTATACCGTTGGCGCAAGCCTTTTACCTGCAAGCGCATCAAGCACGCTTTTCCGTGTCTCATGCATTGCATGAGACGCCCGACGGTAGCCGGTTCCTGCCGAAATGGGGTCATAGGAAAGTAACATTCGCACTGTGTAGCAGGGTAGGCGCTGGACATGTCCACAGACCCCACGTTTTCCAGGTGCAGCCCTACATAGTAGCGGTTTGCGTGGGTGTCTCCGCCCCGGAAAGCCTCCCGCAACATCTGGTAAAGGTCCCATGACGGTAATAATCGCTTTACCCGTTTGATGCCCCATTTGTACATTGCTTCCCGTGCCATGCGCCGGACGTACCCGGTGCGGGTCAGTGGTAAAGTATAAAGGTCGTCCCCGTCCCGCTGCATCTCGATCAAAAGGCATTCCACTATACACCGAACATCGTTTATACAGTACGCAAGTTCAGTGGATGATAGCGGGGTCCAGGGGTACCGCACTTTGGAGTAGTCAAGCGTGCCGGTTAGCTTTGCATGAGGGGCACCAAGCTGTTTTCCCCATGCATCCAAGGACAAGTTGCTATGCCGCATACTACAGCGGTATTCTATGGAGCGGTTATCACATTTTAGCACCCGGCGGGGTTTGCTAGCAAACACATCGCCGGGCCCAAAATCCAGGACCCCCGACAAATATTGAAATTCGTGGGCCAGGTTATGCACATACATGCACAAATACCATTCGCCTTGAGGGCCGCTGTTGGCCTGCAAGTAGTCACTGATCTGACCGGTGAACTGCATCCATTCATCCCATGTGCGGCCTATGATGGTGATATCTAATCCAAGCTGACATTGCCATATATACATTATGGTGTGTGGGTTGCCGTCTGCATCAACGCATACCCGGCTGGTTTCAATATCGAAAGCGCACGGCATATTTATATACAAGCGCTTTTTATTGGTCTTGCGCTTCCTGCCTTTGGTGCGCTTGCGGTCCAGGTGCTCCATAAGCCAGGGAACGGGGTTATAGTTACAGACCTCCGCCAAAACCTCCGCGCAAGTCGGCGGAACTGCTGCCGTCGCTGTAGTCCCAGTCTTTGCCATAACTTACTTCTCCCTGTTGCCATTCGGCAAAATCATCAATACTGACATTGTAACCGCCTTTTTCACGCCAGTACATAACCAGCTGATCAGACGGATAGTAGTACACGCCGGATGCCTTGACGATCTCCCACCACTCTGATAAAGCGGTATATTGATCTTCGGGCACATCGTCCGCATCAATGCCGCCCACTTTCATTTTTTGTTTGAACTCCTTCCGAGCACCACCTACGGTGGAACCTTTGGAGCGGACGAACCGCGCCACATCTGCCAGGGCTTGCTCCAATGCTTTACGGTCCCCGCGCATCGCCTTTATGGTCGGGAAACCTCCGGAAAACTCCTTGTATACATCACTGGTCCCGCTGATAGGGTCCTGTGATAGGCGTTTTATACGTTTCTGGGCAATATCGCGCAAACGCGTATATTCCTTGCGCATCTGACTGTCCGGCCAGGATTCCAGGGCGTAGGGGGTGTACAGTTCCGGACTGTATTTGAGGGTTGCCCGTGCTTTAGCTGCACCTGTTGCCATGCTTTGCACGCTCCTTTCTGTCCATGATCATGTGATACCAGTCAAGGGGATTTGCATCGATGCCCAAGCCATCGAATACGGTTTTTGCCCAGGCTGTCCGGAAAAAAGCTACATCCTTTGCGACGACACCACTATACACAATAGCGGTGACAAGATACAACATTGGGTCCTCGCATTCAATAAGGAGAGCTTTGTTAGGGTTTTGCTTCAAGTGGTTCACCTCCTATAAAATAAGGGCGGCCAGAGGCCGCCCACCGTCAAAACGGCAAATCACCTTCATCGAGCAGGGGGACGAACTGCTCACTCGTCACCCGCGTCATCTTCATCGTCTTCGTCGCTCTGGCCGGAAATGACCAGTTCAGGATAGCCCTTGGCGTTTTCCTCAACGGTCAGAACGACGTTGTGCAGGGTGATCTTCCTCATCCAGTCACACAGAGTATCTTCATCCGTGATATTGACACTGACCGACGGGGTGTCATATTTTCCGCTTTTCAGCCACATTTCGCCGTCTTCAATTTCGACTACATCCTCCAGGTCGGGCAAGTTGATGTAGTTGATTTCCCGCTTGTCGGTCTTCTTTCTGGTGGTCTTCTTGTTGGTACGTTTCATCATGGTAGATAGATCCTTTCTGCCCTGTCTCATCAGTACCGGGCGGGCGGTCCCGGTAGACGGCCCATAGGGCCGTTTCGACTATTCAAAGTATGGATTGACGTATTCTTTCAAGTATGTACTCGTATGAGCCCGCTGTGGTCAACCATACATCTTGCCACACAGGCCCATATTCTTTCAACCCGGCATTGTGCTTTGCTCGTTTGATTTCACAACTCAACATCTTTTCAATGCGGGTTCTGGTATCTTTGCATCCCGCTTGATAGTTCGCCGGTGATTGATCTTCGGGCGGTATGTATTCAACCACCGAAATTGTACCGTCCTCGTGGACGGTAACAATGAATTTACGGATTTCCATGCTTTTCCTCCTGTTCTGTGAGCTGCACAATTGAAAGCGCGTAACGTAAACCGTCAAAATAGCCATCGAAGTACAAAGTGTTCTGTTGAATTTTCCTGGATTCAACAACCAGGTAATGGACCCTGTCCATCAAAAGCGCCAGCTGTGTTATAATCGCCTGGTATCGGTCAGATTCGGGTTTCATATCCATTACTCGTTCACCTCACTTTCTTTCAATCTTCACCAACAAGCCCAAGCTCTATAGCAATACCGCGGACCCCATAAAGCATTGCCCTATAGGTGTCAGCATGTTCAATTAAACTTTTCATTGTTATCTTTCCTTTCGTGTTTCATTGTATATATTGTATCATAGTTAACGCACATATGTTGCACAAAGTTTAAGCCATTGGGGAAGAAAATTTTGTGCAAAGTGCTATTACGTGTCC